GTTTTATTAAACACAACAGTCGAAGACGCAGAAAGCTTTAATGAAAAGCCAGATTTAAAAGGTGAAATCGATCCAACACTTGATCCACGAGCTGCAGGTGAAGCGCTAAATGATGCTCGTCTAGAAGCTGAGGGTGAAGCTGCCGCTGGCGAAAGATTACGTGAAACAGATCCTGCTGAGAGTAATGAGGTTAGCATTAAACAAGAAGTTCTCGATGCTTGTAAAGAGCGCGCAGGTGAGTTTGCTCATAAAGCTGCAGGAATGGCTCAAGCATGTGAAGAAATGTATAACATGTATGGAAAAGATGGTGATCAAGAAAAAGCAGAAATTGCTTTTTCACTTCATAATTATTTTAAAACACAAGCCATTCATGAAGATGAAGAGGGTAATGCAGTACAAGCTATTTTACAAAAATACCCTGAGGGTGTAGAAGCTCTCAAAAATAATGGTGAGTTTGATGAAGGGTTGTTTGGTGAGTTATTTGATCATTATAGTAACAGTGGTGAGATGCCTTACGGTACAGCAAAAGGTAGAGATGGTGATCCAGAAGAATGGATATTCCAAAAACTTGCTGACCTCGGTTTAATAGATCCTACTGAAAATGCAGAAGAGCTTACACTTGAAAGTGTCTATGATGACATGGGATTCATTAAGGCTCCAGTCATTAATGAAAATGGTATTATATCACAAAGCTGTAGTACCCAACAATATTTAACAGAAGTAGCTGGAAAGAAAATGGAAGAAACTAGCTTATATACGGAAGGTTACCTTACTGAGCAGGAACGAACTGACTCATATATTAAATCTGTACCAGTTAAGGGACAGACCTTCAAAGAGCGCTATAAGCCTAAGACATCTTATCAGCTTGAAGAACTCAGACGTTACGGTCTATAAACGTTATATAACTCATATAATAAAAAGAAACCCTAAGGCAGTAATGCCTTAGGGTTTTCTGTATGAGCAACTAAAGATTATTGATTACGCTCGTGTTGTGATGCAGCTCTAATAACACCACTACTTACTCCACCAAGAGATGATCTTCTGATAGCATTACCTTTATGATCTAATACACGATCTTCATCAGTATAGTTATCACTTACACCAGGCTTACGAATATAGTTATGCTTTGGGTTCTTTTCTCTTTCGATGTTATCTGGGTGACGAGGAGAGAAAAGATCTTCAGCATAGTCATCATCAGAATAACCATAGTCGTCCATAGTATCAGTAAAGGCAGCAGCAACACCAGACACTTCAGCATAATCCTTCATGCTGTCTCCAGCCTCACCTTGACGATCTCTTTTCAATTGATCTTGATCAGATTGAGTTACTACACCATCCCTCTCTCTACTCTTATAGCTATCACCTTCTCTTCTCTTATCAGATAGGTTTTTAGGATCCTCACGCATACCTTTAGGTGTCTTACGCTTAAACAAGCCTTCTTCCTGGACTTGACCAGAAGAAAAGGCCTCCCAAATTAGTTCATTCTCCTTATTGATACTCATGGATACTATTATTTATACCAGCAGCGGTGAAATACCTTAGAGTTTTTTACAGCTCATAGATGCATACACAGCATCAAGCTTCTTCTGTTGAATGTATTGAATAGGATCTTGATATCCTGCATCAATAAAACCTTTCACACGCATACTTGAAGAGGGTGTAGTAGCGTCAGCTAAGCCATCTTCTCTATTAGAGTAACAAGTCCAGGTCTTACTAAAGTCGACACCAAGTCGAACACCTTCAGCAACAATAGCTTCTTTACTCATTGTAATAAGTGGGGCTTCTAATGTAAGTCTAGCTTCTCTATTAAGAGCAATCAATGCATTAAAGCAATCAATATGCTCTACACTACCATCATGATAGCCAGCTAAGCTATCAACTTCTGCTGCACCATACCATACAGTATCAGCGCCTTTAGCTTCTGCATATGCACATCCTATAGTATTAAACAACTGATTTCGAAACGGTACATAACTTACCGGTTGAGCATCACCTGCCATCTTACTAATATCAGGGTTATCGATATCAGTATTAGTTAAAGATGAAGTAGGCGCTAGGTATTTAATAAAACCTACATCAGCCACATAATGATCTATATTGACATTAGGAGCTTTAGCTTTAACAGCATCTATCTGATCTTGAACACAATCAATCTCACGAATATGTCGTTGACCATAGTTAAATGTAATTAGATTAATATCCTCATATCCTCTATCAACTGCCATATGCAATAGCACTACACTATCCATACCACCCGAAATACTAAGTACTAGCTTCTTACTCATCTTTATCAGTATAAAGGCTTATATCACCATTTTCAACTATTTTCTTATCCTCGTATGTAGCTACCGCTCTACGATAAAACTCTTGCTTAGTGCACTCCAATACACCTATTACAGTATTATATTCTTCATAACCAATTTCCTCTTTACTGGTTAAAAATATTTCTATAAGTTCATGAATACGGTAATTTAAATCACTAGCCTTTTCTAGAGAAGACCTTGAACGTTGTTTAGGCTTTAAATATGGCATTGTATTACTAGTTATTATTTTCTATATCCTCCATGATCAATGAAGTAGGTGCCTTCACCTCTTTAACTGTACCACTATTCTCATCTTCTTCATCAGGCGTTTCACCTTCACCATCGAAGCTTGAGTATGCCCATTCATCCTTAATACGCTCTTCCAATACAGGTAGGATTGTATTCTCCCAAAGGTCTTTGTCTTTCCTAAAATTTTTGTAATATCCGATTTTCTTACCATCAGGTAATGTATAGGTAGAACCGGTTTGAATAACTGCACCAACTCCTACTGCAAGATCAAGTAACCCGTAATAACGATCAAGTCCAGTCTGAAATGATAGGAACATCTCACCTTGAAGATACTGCTTAATAAAGCGATTCTTACGAGTCAACGCACGAATAATAATACCTGCATAGTTCTTCTGTCCAACGGCAGTTTCAGCATCCATAGTCTTACCACCATCACTCTTCATAGGCTTACGAGCTAGCTGAATAGTAACAGATGGAAGATAGATGATTGACTTACCACCAGGCATATTCTTCTCAATAGAAGGAAACATTGCAGTTGGGTCATCATAAACGTGATTAGTACAAAGAATAGTTGTTTGTGTAGTGGCACCTAAGTTAGTACAAGTCTGCATAAGAGACTTCATAGCTCGAGCTTTAGTACCCATATCAGATGAGACACTATCTTTACCCATACGGCTATGCTCAAGTTCTGATTGAAGATTACCAAGAGAGTCAATAGCTACAATAAACTTACCCTCAAGACCTTTCTCTTTAACTGCAGTAAGAAACTTAAATAATGCATTACGAGTCTGCTCAATAGTAATGCAAGGAACATATTTAACTTTACTTGTATCAAGTCCAAGTCGCTCTGAACCTTCTGGATCAACAGCGTTCTCTGTATCAAAGATAACAGGAATAAGGCCTTCTTTCTGAGCATTAGCTAGAATCTTCTGAACAAATAAAGTCTTACCAGTCATAGACTCACCACCCATCATTGTTACACGACCTTTTGGGATACCACCATGAATAGACCCTGACACGATGGCGTTAAGTACATAAGAACCTGTATCAATCCAACCACCTACCCGGCTTAAAGTACTGTCACTTAGATACGTTGCAAACGGATTAATCTTATCGATGCTATCCAATGCTTTATCGATCTCGCTATTACCAAACTTACTCATATACTTATTATATCATATCAAAGAAAAAAGTCAAGCAGTAAACCACTTGACTTTTAACTTTTATTACGATTGCTTATTCTTACTCAGTATCTTCTGCTTCCTCAGGTGGAGTCAATTGGTCTTTAGCTTGCTCTTGAAGCTTATTGAAGATAACAGTCGCAGCTTCAGCAACCTGAAGGCCTTGCGATTTTACCGCTACATCAATAAGTCGAAAAAGAGCGCTTACTTCGTTTTCTTGCAATGTTAGTTTAATTTCATTCATAATTTATATTATTTATCTTATTTATCTTATTTTTACTCAGTCTCTACACCATCCGCTCCGAAAAGTTGAATTACTTCTGGATCTTCATCTTTTGGTACTTGTGCTGGGTTATTAATAGCATGATATTGCTGTGTAATTTGCCCATTCAGCTTTACATCAGAGGTTGTAATACTAGCCCTGTTAAATGTCCAATCATTCTTCGTCTTATCACCATCGATAAACTCCATAAAGAGGTAAGGAAAGGTTTGAACTTGAAGCTGTCCACTCTCAGCATCTGGTTGAACGTGGACAATTACAGGGTTTTTCATTGTAAGTGTAGTTTTAGTCTCATTAATGATGACACCAATAACAGTACGACCTACAGCATCGACAATAGCGTTAATTTCTTTCAAATCACTCATACGCTGATTATAACATATAAATGAGATAAGTCAACTGGTTGCAATAAAAAAGGTGGTAATTAAATAACTTTATGAATCCTTACACCGGTAAGTCAATATTTGTGCAAATAGCATCATATCGCGATAGCCAGTTACTGCCAACACTTGATGATCTATTTGATAAGGCTGACGAGCCTAATAACTTACGGGTATGTATTTGCTGGCAGCATAGTAAAGATGATGAGTGGGATAATTTAGATAAATATCAAGATGATAAAAAAGTTAAAATTATTGATATTAAAGCAGAGGATGCAAAAGGAGTTTGTTGGGCTAGAAACTTAATACAACAAGAGTATCTTTTTGAAGACTTTACATTACAACTCGACTCACATCATAGATTTATTAAGGGGTGGGATACGGAACTTAAAAATGAAATATTGCAGCTACAACTACAAGGATACAAAAAACCTCTACTAACGAGTTATATAACTTCTTTTCATCCATCGTTACCAGAGGATGAATGGGCTAAAGAGCCATGGTTGATGACATTTGATAGATTTACACCGGATGGAGTTATATTTTTTACACCTAGTACTATACCTGATTGGCAAACTAGAAAGACACCCGTTCCAGCTAGATTTTACTCTGCACATTTTTGCTTTACTTTAGGTTCTTTTTGTGAGGAAGTTCAACATGATCCTCGATACTACTTTCATGGTGAGGAAATTGCTATAGCTGTTAGAGCCTATACGAAAGGTTATGATTTATTTCATCCTCATAAGATAGTAGCATATCATGAGTTTAGTAGAGACTATAGGCCAGATAAGCATTGGGATACATATAAAAAATGGGGAGAGCATAACCAGCAAACGTTTACTTTAATGAGAAACTTACTTGGTGTAGATGGATATAATTGTACTGATGAAGAAAAATTTGGTAAGTATGGGTTGGGTAAAGAAAGAACAGTTGCAGATTGGGAAACATACGCAGGTATTAGATTTGCTGATAGGTATGTTCAGCAAGATACAATAAATAATAAACTACCCCCTAACGATCCAGAAAGCAGATGGTATAATCGATATAAGCATTGCATTGATTTAGGCTTAGATGCAATTGATGAAGGTAATTATGATTTTTGGGTTATTGCATTGCACGATAAAGATGGTGAGACTGTGTATAGGCAGGATGCTGACGAAGCAGAAATTCATAAACTTATGAACGATCCGGATGGTTATATTAAACTTTGGGTTGAAGCGGAAGTTACAGGGGTACCGTATGAGTATGTAGTATGGCCGCATTGTAAAGATGCTGGTTGGTTAACCCGTATTACTGGACTTATTTAAATACCGTTATAAATAAGAATATGTCCCCTTATAAAGGAAAAACCATCTTTATACAGATTGCTAGCTATAGAGATCCAGAACTAAAACCAACTATTAAAGATTTATTTGATAAAGCAGATGAACCTGATACATTACATGTATGTGTATGTTGGCAGCGTAGAGTTGAAGATGAATGGGATAATCTAGATGAATGGAAAGATGATAATCGAGTTACAATTCTTGATGTAGATGCTAATGAGTCAAAAGGAGCATGTTGGGCAAGAAATATGATTCAACAAGAATATAACGATGAAGATTTTACTTTTCAGCTTGATTCGCATCATAGATTTACAGAAGGTTGGGATACACAGCTTAAAAATATGTATTACGCTTTAGAGCTTGAAGGACATAAGAAACCTCTAATTACATCTTATATTCCTGCTTATGATGCTGAAAAAAATAAGCCTATCGATGAAGAGCCGTGGAGATTAGCTTATAATTATTTTGGTCATGATGGACCACTACATACGTTACCTGAAACTATAACAAACTGGGAACATTATACAGGTCCAGTACCTGGTCGCTTTTATTCTGCACATTTTGCATTTGCTGATGGTGCATTCAGTAGAGACGTACAACATGACCCGGAAATGTATTTTCATGGTGAAGAGATTACTATAGCTGTTAGAGCTTACACTCATGGTTATGATATTTTTCATCCACATAAGGTTATTGCATGGCATCATTACGGGAGAATGGAAAATCCAAAACATTGGAGCGATGTTACTAAATGGGGTGATTTAAACATGGTGTCTTACTCACGTGTTAGGAAGCTTTTAGGTGTTAATGGAGAAAAATTTAGTAAAAAATATAATTACCCGTATGGGTTTGGTACAGAGCGGTCCTTAGCTGAGTATGAGCAGTATGCAGGAGTAAGATTTAAAGATAAATGCATTCAGCAATATACACTTGATCGGGCCTATCCTCCTAACCCTACATACGGTACAAAGAAAGCATATAATGCGTCATTCTTATCTATTTTTAAGTATTGTATTGATTTGGCATTAGATGCAGTTCCAGAAGAAGAGTGTCATTGCTGGGTAGTAGTATTTAAAAACGACGATGGGGAAGAAGTTGATAGGCAGGATGCTAATCAAGAGGAAATAGATCAATTAAAAAAAGACCCTGATGGTTATATTAAGCTTTGGCGTAGTTTTGCTACAGAAGATAATATTACCTCCTGGATGGTATGGCCAAATTCTAAAGAACATGGTTGGTTAGACCAAATACATGGTAATATAGGATAAATGAAAAGTATATTTATAACAGCTATCTATGCTAACTTGCATGGAACGGATTTAGGTGGAAGAACTTCTAGGGCTTTTTGGTATCGTTGGAGTTTGTTGAGTATTCTTAAAATTAACCCAACAAAAGTAGTCTGTTTTACTAGTAAAGCAGAGGTAGAGGATTTAGAACATTGGTTTTTTGAAGAGCAAGGTATTAAACGTGAACAATTGGAGTTTAAAGTTTACTATTTGCGTAAATCAAAGTTCTTTAAAAAGATTAAAAAAATTAAAAATATTGAACAAGTTAAACAATGGGATAGATGTTTTGAGATTCAATATAATAAGTTTTTTTGGTTTAATTTACTTGAAGACGTATATGAATATGATAGGGTTTATTGGATAGACTCTGGATTATCTCATGGAGGTTTGTTTCCACTACCATATAGAATGGGTACAAAATGGGAGAGTGATTTTTTAATTAATCTATTTACACCAGAGCTATTAGATAAGTGGAATAAAGATACTGCTAATGAAATTTTATTGATTGCTAAAAATAATACAGATAGGTATTATTGGTCAAGTACTTTACCTAGACAATATTATAATGAATATAATATAAGTGAGCATATTATAGGAGGTTTGTTTGGTGGTACACCAGAAAATTATAAAAAGCTTGCAAAAGATTTTGAACGTCAATTACGGGTTTTACTAACAACAGAACCTGAACTTTATATGGAAGAGCTTATACTTTCCTGTATGTATTTTAATGAACCGGAAAAATATACAACCTATACTTTTGATGATTGGTATGCAAGAGATGAATGGGCTGATCAAGATGTTGATCCTAAATTATTTCACCATATGTTTTTAAATGAATAACACAACTATAGTAACAGGTCTTTGGGATATTAATCGTCATAATAGACCTTTTGAGCAATATATAGAAAACTTTCAACGATTTCTTAAAATACCTCAAAATTTATACATATATATACCTGCTGAGTTAGAGGATTTTGTCTGGCAACATCGCGAATCACATAACACACAAGTTAAGATTCTTGAGCTACAGGACATTAAAGATAATTACTACGCGCCTTTTTGGGATAAGACAAACGAAATAAGACAACAAGAAGAATGGATTAACCGCGCTAGTTGGTTATCTGATTCTCCTCAATGTAAGCTTGAATGGTACAATCCAATAGTACAATCCAAGATGCTTATGCTTAATGATGCGCGTATTATTAATCCTTTTGAGAGTGAATATTTTTATTGGTTAGATGCTGGGCTGACCAATACTGTTCCTGAAGGTCATTTAACGTCTGAGAGTGTTCTCGACAACTTACATACTCTTACTACCTCAGAAGAATTTTTATTCCTATCTTTCCCATATGATGCTAATAATGAAATTCATGGCTTCTATTACCCTGAAATAAACAACTACGCTGGTGCAGATGTTAAGTATGTTTGTAGAGGAGGATTGTTTGGTGGTCATAGCAAAAGTATAGAAAAAGCTAATGGTAGTTATTATGCAACTTTATTTGAGACTTTAAATGATGGCTTTATGGGTACTGAAGAGAGTATCTTCTCTATTATGTCTTATAGAGAACCTTTCACCTATAGAAGGTATGCATTAGATTACAATGGATTAATTGTTAAGTTTACTGGCGAAATGATAGATGGCACAGCTAAATTAGAAGAAGTTGATATGTCATTTATTAAAGACAATTTTAAGACTAAGAAAGAGGTTCCAGCAAAAGTAACTAACATAGTTAAAACTAATGTATACATGTTAACGTTTAATATGCCTGAACAACTTACACATACAATTAATACCATGGTTAATACAAAGGGGTTATTAACACATCCAAAATTGTATATATTTGATAACTCAACTAGTGAAGCTGCTATTAAAGAAAACAAAGCTATTGCTGAAGAGCGTGGCTTTGAATACTCTCATTTAGGTGGCAATACAGGTATTTGCGGAGGTAGGCAGCGTGTTGCTGAGCACTTTCATGATTCAGATGCTGATTATATGATCTTTTTTGAAGATGATATGACATTTAATACAAATAAACAAGAAGGTGAATATTGTAGAAATGGTTTTAGGAAATATGTACCAGACATTTATGAAACAATCCATAAGATTATGTACGTTGAAGAATTTGACTTCCTTAAGTTATGTTTTACCGAGGTATACTTTGATAATGATAAACAGTGTTCATGGTATAATGTACCACAGTCTGTAAGAGAAAAATATTGGCCGGATTATAGTAACTTACCGGAATTAGGATTAGATCCGAACTGCCCTAAAACACAGTTCGGAACAATTGGTAATATTGATGGTCTAGCTTATGCTACCGGTGATATCTACTACTCTAACTGGCCTCTTATTGTTAGTAAACAAGGTAACCGTAAAATGTTTATCGATACTAAATGGGCTCATCCACAAGAACAAACATGGATGTCACATATATTTCAAGAAACAAAAGAAGGAAGGCTGTTTCCAGCGATCCTTCTTGCAAGTCCCATTTGGCACGACCGCATTAAGCACTATAATGCAGATGAGCGAGTTGAGAGTTAAATATTAATTGACTTAATAAGCTCTTCAATATTCTCTAGAGCCAATTTGGCGTTCTTCGCGGGGGCGGTAGATTGTTGAGCTGTATATTCTACATTATTTTTCATCTCTAGAACAATCCGACGTGCAGCTTCAATCTGTGGCGAACCAACCTGACCATCACCGAAGTCTGTACCTTCAGCTACTGACTTAATAATACGGAGAATAGTAACTGTACCTGCGATTTGACCTCGCTTGAAGGCAGGATGCGCTTTCGGGGTTCCATCATCTTGGGGTCTATCTAAATAGCTTTCACTCATACATATATTTACAACATATTAGTCGTATTGCAACTTATGCGAATAGATCAAAGAGCTCGGTCTGAACATTTTCAGAAGGCTTACGAATACTCCAGTTAACGTTATCGTAGAAGCGAGCAATCGACTGATATAGGATCTTATCAAACATTTTTTCATAATCAATCTTAAAGATCTCTTCAAACTCTGCTGGGTATTCGTACTTAAAGCCAATCGACTGCAAGCCATACTTATTAGGAGTCTCAACATACATAAAGCGAACCTTATCCCCTGACGATATCTCTTCATACCTGTTGCCGGTACCTAGCCTTTCAAGAAGCTGGTTATAGAAATAAGCAGACTTCGCATGTACTGGCATGCCTTTAACAGTCTCAAAGCCTTTACAAGCTACTGCATACTTCTCGTAACCTTTAACGCCCATAACAAAAGCAATCTCTTGAGGTCCTAGAGTCTTAAAAGTTTCATATGCTTCGTTAAAGATCTTGTTAGTCTTTGCTAATGATTTGGTCTTCATCATAGTTTCGATGATACCCTTAGCATAAGGTTTGATAGCATTAGGCATAGTAGTACGAACAACCTCAACCCCTGTATACTTATACTTATTTTCCTTAATACCCTCATCATCTAGGATATGCAGAACGTAACGTTTCTTCTGAAGGAAAAGACCAGCGTCAGCAATCATCTCACGCTTGAATATAAATCGAGGATCTTTTGTTAATAGAGCTTTCCTCGACCATTCGGTAATACCAGCGTTAAGATAGTCCTCGATCTTTTGAATCTCTGTGTAGGTCTCTTCGTTAACTAAACCTTTCTCTTCATCTTCCCAAAACTTAACGCCGTTTTCAACAAGAGGTTTGATAGATATATAAGATGAATCAGTATCATTATAAACAATGCACTGCTCTAGAGCATGCTCTGTAATATTTTCACTACCAACTTGCTCCCGAATATAGTCCTTAAGTAATTTGTTAGAGTACTTAATAACAGCTTGACCAGTTAGAGTAACACTAGCAGCAATATCATCATCACCAATAGGTGCTCGTTTATTACCCATATAACCATAGCAAGAGTTAATCAAAATCTTAATAACCATCTGAGAAGTATTAAGACGTTCTACTTCATACTTAAGTTCAGTATTATCAGGATCCTTTTTACGTGCCTGTAAACATTTAAAAAGTTCTTTCTTGATAACAACTCGCTTATTGTAGTAGTACTCAAGAAACTCTGGAATAATGCCTTGCTTCTTCTGACTAAATAGAAATCCAGCTTTTGATAGAGCGCACTCTTCGTCTTTTAAGAACTTAACAAACTCCTTTCGAGTTAATTCAAAGTGACGTCCAGAGTTATGAGCAATAACTACCTTATCATCGGTAGTCTTTTCAACCTTACCGACTTTAGTCTCCGGTGAAGTATTAAGAGAGATCATCACGTTAGGATATAGGGAGTTAGCATCGAAGGATATTATATTCTCCTGAAAGCCACGCTTAGGTTCAGCAACATACGCGCCAGGATTTTTATGATCTTTATCACCATTCCTAACAAAGGTAGAAATAACTTCACCTCTTGCTCGAGCTCTAGTACAAAGAGCACCATTAATAACTCCAATAGTACCCATCGCTCCTTCTAGTGTAGTTAGACCAACATATGATAGCATACGTAGCAGAGGAATGTATTGAAGCTTTTCTTCTAGCCTTACAAGCAAGTTAACATCTTGAACGTTATAGTCAATAAACTTATTCCAGTCTTGATCGGCTAATTCATGAAGAGCCATTCCATCATAATCGATCTTTTTCTGACCTAGCTCAAGTTCACCGATAGCATCGAGCTTATACGACGCTCTCAACTTAAGACAAAAGCGTTTATAGATATCTAGGTAGTCAAGATTAGCAACACCATCTGCGAAGTAGCGTTTCTGCTCTTTACCGAACATACCCTTACGCATACGATAGTAAACATTACGCAAAGGTGACATTCTATCGACATACTCTTGACCAAGTATACGTTCCATCCGATTAATAATGTAAGGTATATCAAAACCTTCGGAATTCCAACCACTTAATACATCTGGATATTGCTTCTCAAGATAATTAAGGAACGTGATAAACATCTCACGCTCACTCTTACAGAAAGTATAGATAAGATCGTCGCGACCTTCACCAGTATAAGGTTTAATACCAAACGTATGGAACTTCTTGCTAAAGTTATCCCAACAAGTAATAACATTACATACATGAGTAGGATCATCTACATCAGGAAAGCTATCCACAGAGTAAGTTTCAATATCAAGGAAGCAATACTTAATAGGATGCTTGTTAAACTCAGGCTTCTCATTCTCAGTACCGTAAGTATCAAGTAGGAACTGTTGTACCGGTGGAGCATTCTCAAATACCCGCTTCACTCCAGAGTCCTGCAGGAACTTATGACGATTATAACCAGTTGTAAAGGAACGTTTCTTAACTTTGGTACCAAAGATAGAAGTCTTATCACCTCTAGGATCTTCTACGTATAAATAAGGTTCAAAAGTACACTCATGACGAGTTCTATCACCATTTTCGTTCCATCCGAATAGAGTTATCGATTGATCACGTCCATTATAAACAACGTTTCTATACATATAATACTATTATACGATAGTTCCTTATGAAATCTACGGATTCCACTTCTTAAGAAAGGTTCTTTTATCCGAACCGTGTGGTGTCAATAGTGCTTCCATATGAGCACCGATATTATTATCTGATTCAAGCACTCTACCCTCAGCAATCTTTCGTAGTTTACCAATATTTTGATAGTATCGATTACTACTTTTTTTATTAAGGATCCATTCGATCTTTTCTTCGAACTCTGCTGGAGTACTAAACTTAAGATCATCCGGAGCAGTATGATATGTCTCCATATTTTGACACAGGCAAGGAATACCAAGCGTACAAGCTTCAATAAACTTAATATCTGACTTTGATTTATTAAAGTTACTTACCTCAAGTGGTGCTACCATTAACTGAGCGTTTAAGCCCTGAATAAACGAAGGATATTCCAACAAACTTCTCCAAGTATGAAACTCTATCTTACCACTTTTTACCAAATCTTCCAACGGTGGAGGAAAAGCACCAACAAAAATCCACTGATACTGATTAACGGTCTTGCGGATGATCGGAACTACATCAGACATATCATCTTTACCACCAGTCTTATTACCTACATCATAGTGAGCACCGGAACCAGTATATAGAATACGTGGTTTCCATTTATTTTTATCATAATTCTGCTGTACTTGACCTCTATCAAAGAGATACCCCATCCATGAATAAGGTACAAAGTTAGGAATTACAGTTACATTCTGATTACTAATCTTAGACTTGTAAAGATTGCGCATAAAGTCACAAGTTAGGGTAACCTCATCACATAAATCCATAATCTCAATACAATTATTACGAATTTCTTCTGAATCAAAGGCAAATTTAAATTTATTATAGTCAGGTATCTCTTCGCGAAATACTACGTCATCAACTTCATAAATAATTTTAAACCCATGCTCTTGTTGTACCTTTTTAAGATGCTTAACGAAATCAACTTGTGATGAAGATGCTTGCCTCTGTAACTTAACACATTTAACACCTTCATACCATCTCGGATCAGCTACCATCGCTGTGGTACTCTGACTAATAGCTCGTCCTGAAGAATTAATAACTGCCTCTGGCCAAAGAATACGCCAGTGACCACACCCGGAATAATCTGCAAGGTAGTTAATAATTCTTGGCATACTATTTTCCTTTGGCTCCGGCTTCTTTGCAACTAGTGCTGGTGCAGCTTTCTTATTTAAAGTAAACGGCGATGCAAAAGGGGCAGGAAAGGGATTAGTGTTTATCACAATAATATATTAATCTATCTTTCTTCAAATGCAACTCGTTTTGTTATACCATTCTCCTTTGTAAGGAAGATAACATCACCAGTAGCTGCTTTAATAGATTCTTTACGGTGTGATATAACTATTGAACACTCGTCAAGTTCTTCTGTACGTTCTTGTAGTATTTGTGTAACTAATTCTAGACCTTTTTCATCGAAAGAAGAGTCAAAAAGTTCATCATAAATAGCCAGGTTATACTTAACACCTCCTTGCATACGTCTCAAGTCAGAAAAAGTAAATAAACAAGCTAGATCCATGGCTTTTCTCTCTGCACCAGAGAAATTAAAGTAAGAGCATATTTTATTCTTCTCATTAATAATCTCTTCTTCAAAATATTCATTAAAGATACAAATAGAGTTAGAGTCGAGTTTCTTAAGATAATGTAATAACTTACTATTTAGCAGTTCGAGAAGCTTATTAACAATTACAGATTTAACTCCTTCCTCTGATACAACATACTTAACAATATCTAATTTAGCTAATTCCCCTTTAAACTTAGATACTTTCTTTTCAATATCTTGTAATCGTTCACCAGTCTCGTTAATAAGATCATCAAAATCTGTTGTACCTTTCTCTACAGCAGCTAGATCAATATCAAGCTCTTTATCCCATTCGTTAATCTGAGCGATCTGCTGATTAATATTTGCTCTCTTCTGATTAGCTAACTTAACTTCTGATAGCTTATTTGTCTGACCGTTAATAGCTGCTTGTACTTTAGTCTTTACTTCTTTAGCATTAGTAAGGGCTGCATTAACAACTTTAATATCTTCTACCATTGTATGCATTTTAACTCTGAGAGTTTCTTTCTCAGATTCCATATGCTCCACATCATGATCATCCATCGGTCGAAGACATACAGGACATTCAGCTTCATCTGTACCAATCTTACTATAGGTAGATTTAGTATGAGTTACTTCAGCTTTCTTTTCCCCTATATCACCAACATACTCACTAATTTTATCTTCACAAGTATCCCGCTTGAGATATAAGTCATCAATCTTATCCTTAATTGCATCTGTATCACCTTCAACGAAAGTAGCTAGATCTTTTTGTAGTACCTTTTTATCTCTAGTATTATTATCTCTACGCTCTAGATAAAGTTTTTTCTTTTCTTGTCTGCGATTAATAACCCCATCTCTCTGATTGTTGTAACTTCCAAGAGTATTTTTAACCTCCTGCATTTTAGTAACTTCGATATCAGACTCACGTTTAATCTCATTATACTCTATTCGTATTTGAGATAACATTTTACTAAATACTTCTAAGCCAAAGATATCTTCGATAAATTTTCTCTTCTCAATCTTATTCTTTGCCATAAACGGAACAGCATTGTTCACGGTCATAATGACACAGTTCTGAAAGATAGACGGTGTAGCAGACGTCATATCACAGATGTACTTGTTAGTATTACCAATACTATCTCTTGTTTTATCTACACCATCCTCATACAAAAATACTTTCGAAGGGTTAAGATGTCTTACAATCTTAAAGTTACGTGTATTGCTTGGTGTAACAATTTCAAAGTCTAGCTCAACATGAGTCTTCCCTCCTGTAATGTTATTAGGTATAAGGTCCTTCTTTAACTCTCGAAGAGTATCACCAAAGATAGCAAAATAAATAGAGTCAGCAACAGTACTTTTACCAATAGCATTACGCCTATCTGGCTTATCCTTATTTTCTCCAGTGATAACATGTAGACCTCTATCAAACTTTATTTCTACTGGCTCTTCACCAACAGAAAGAAAATGCTGAATAGCTACTCTCTTAAAATTAACTTGCTTCATACTTTACAACTATCGTATAGTCCGAGGGTATAATCTATTATAGACTTTTTATTTGAAGGTTCAAGTGAATTAATAAACTCTTCGATAGCTTGTTCGATATCTACACCTGACAGATCTTCAATATCTTCTTTGCTATTAAGTATTCTATTGAAGTTAATATCATAATCATAAGTCAATACTTCTGGTTTAAGACTAGCAAGAATGCGTTGAAGTATGTCCATATCCTCTTGAGATATATTCATATCAATCTTAACCTTTACAATATTATTTGTAAATCTGGATCTTATAAAGGAAGTAATCTCACCAGCCTCGACTAACTCACTTAGACTGATCTTATTGTAGTTAGGTGAAATGTTATTTGCAAAGAACTCATACTCCATTGTATCGAGATCTAAAATATGATAACCTTTCTGATTACCAGCATCACCAAAGTCCATCTGGAATGGATTACCTACATATAAAATAGTTCCTGCACCAAACTTCTTTTCGTGTCTTGTATGAAAGTGGCCTGAGATTACTAATTCTGACTTCTTAAGGAGGTCCTTTACTTTAACCCCCTCCTCGCAAGTCTTATAAGTATTCATCTTAAAGGTTTCAATCTCAAAGTGACCAATAATTAAGTCACTCTCTTCGATATCCTTTGTAGCTGTATTCCATGGACAGAAAGATATCTTCTTATCGAATGCTTCTACTATTTCGTACTTCTCAAGTACGGTTACATTCTTACGACTCTTAAAGATAGATAACGAATTAACATCTGTTCTATGTTTATAGTAGATATCATGATTACCAGTAATTGCAATCAAGTTAAACTCTGAGAGAATATCTAATATATCAGCAGATATCTGCAACGTATTAACAGATATCTCTGAACGATTATGATGCCAGTCTCCAGCAAAAATTAAATCTTTAATACCCTTAGCACGGCACTCATCTCTAAACCAATGAGCCCATTCAACTGCATAATTATGCCAGTCAGAACTATTAGAGTGAACCCCGAGGTGTAGATCTGAAAAGATCGCTACCTTAGGTTTTTTAATAGTCGGAATCATGCTCGGTACCAATTGGTTTCACATACACTGTACCTTGTGTATTGTTAGGATCTGCCATATATTCTTCATATACCTTCTCCTTATAGCTTGTAATAGCTTGATGATGCTTCTTCTCTTTCTTAATCCGATTAATAAATGCATGATAAGCAATAGTAGTAAAGTAAGAAAATGGATTCGAATTATTTTCGAACTTATATTTTTTATGCTTAAGTGCTGAGTACATCTTAATAAGAGCATCTCCAATCATATCATCTTTATATGAGTAGTTAATGAAGCTGCCATTATAGGACAACCCGTAAGCAATTTTTTTAATATTTTCAGCTAGGTCGTCAGTTAAGATATCCGAGTCATAATATTTTTGTAAGCTCGCTTTGAACTCTTTCGGCTTTATATAATACTCCTCTTTTGTAGACATAATAGTTATTTATACTCTAATTATAGTAACTTATTAAGATAAATCAACTACTAAAGTTGGACATCTGTATATTTAATCTTTTCTTTATCGTAAATAGTCTTACGCTTGTCACAATGTGCTTGTCCATACTTAAGTTGATCACATATATCAAAAATAACTAACTTGTCTTTTGCATCATGCTTACGAAGGCCGCGGCCAATCGATTGTACAGTTCGAATAAACGATTTGCCGCCGGCTGCAAAAATAATGTTGTGTATGTTCTTAACGTTAACACCTGTTGAGAAGATTGCACTAATAGCAACACAAACAACATTAGTTTCACGTTCCATTATTTTTTTAATTTTTTCCCTTTCTTCAACGTCAACAGAACCTCTGATAAAGTAAACCTTCTTATTTGTTAACTTACTAAAGTATTCTTCGAGAGTTTCACCATGAACAATATGGTTAACGAGTATAAGAGTATTGTTATCTAATTTACCAACAAGTTTTTGTAGTAAAGAATTCCTTCTATCACTCTCATAAATGTAATCAAGCTCATCCCTATAACCATTAGGTCCGGAAAAGTGTGGTGTAGGTTTATAACTAATATTAAGTATCTTAACAACTACATTTGCAAGATGATCTTCAAGTCTTAACTCATAAGACGACTTCTCGTAAATTACTGGACCTAACTTTCCAATAATTGACCACCTGTTAAGGTCATCCTCTGGTAGCGTACCAGTAAAGCCAAACTTATTTGGTGTTCTTATTTGCTGAACAATCTTTGAGATCTTGTTACCGGCGGAAATCTTATGACACTCATCAACAATAAGTAGGTCGATATGTCTTAGCCATTCATTATCTTCAAATCTACTTTGAATAATACCAATGTTAGCAATAATTACATTAGCGGTAAAGTCTGGTTTGGTCTGACCAGTCCATTTTGTAAGCTTATATGTCGTGCCACTATTCAAAAACTCTTCGTACGTTTGAGTTACAAGTCCTAAATCCGGTACAAGCATAAGACATTTAAAGGTATCTCTATCACCTGCCGCTCTAAAGAAGTTCTCAATTAAAGCTGCAGTAGTAAAAGTCTTACCAGCACCAGTTCCGAGAACACATGTACCAGTCCCTAGCTTTATAGCTTTTCTAATAACCTCTTCTTGATAGTCACGAAGAGTAAATTCAAAATCATTAACCATTTCTGTATCTATACCTACTTTAATAGCCTTAGTAAGAGCAGGGGATACTTCAATGTCAGTTTTTATCTGACTTTTAATTAGATACTGTCTAATCGACCAGTATAGTCCTAACTCACAGTTACCAGTTGGTGTGATAACATACTTACGTTGTGGTGCAAATCGTGAATATCTTCTAGCAAATCTAGCACCAGTATTTTCTACAGAAAAGTTTTCACGTATCTGATCAAATAGTTCTTTATCAGTACACTTAACTACTAACTTGCAAGGTGTCTTACCGGTTGCTTTTTTATAATCAAAAGAAATCATTACATTTGCTCGAGCTTCATTATATCAATAGCGTTTTTAACATCAAAGCCCATTTGCGATAATACTTTCTCTACCTTTTCTAGATACTCTATGATAACATCAAACTCTCTCATCTTATCATTTAGCTCAGCAAGTGTATCATGCCTCTCAGCTGCTTGCTCTGCTGCTGATTGAGTAAGCTTCACCGGTGAGGTGGCAATTACCTCTCTTGTAATGTTTTTCTTTAGTTCTCGTTTTTTTGCAAACGTTTGATTACGTGCAATCTTAGTCTTAATAAGTTGTGCTACCCAATAATGCTTCCTTGCGGGTAAACGTAGCGATACTTCCTTAATATTGAAGTCGTCAAGAACTAAATCCTTACCAACCTCCTCGATATATTTCTTAAGTAGTTCCATTTATTACTAATATGATAATCTCCTTTAGTGTTAAATCAACTAGTGACTTGATATTTTTTAAACACATAGTAAATATAGGTATGGCTAGTTTAGACGAAAAAATAGATTCTTCAAATATTTTGAGTTTATATTTGAGTCACGATACAGCTGCTACTTTCATAGATAAGAAAGATAACATTAAAGTACTTGAGTATGAGAGATTCGTCAAGCAGCGATATGGTGCATTTACTACTGCTTTAAGTTATAGGGATGGATTAGGTACTACAGATGATCAGCGACGTGATTTTTTACAATATATTAAAGATAATGTAAAGGGTAAAATAAAGTTAATTTTAATAAATTCAGTTATTGCAGATGATATATCTTTTATACTCGAATATTTTCCTGACGTTGATATTACATTAGTAAGCCATCATGATGCTCACGCAGCGAGTGGGTTTTATACTTCAAATTTTAAAGAAGCTACTGTTTTGTCTTTTGACGGTGGGGGTAATGATGCTAATTCCGATGTTTGTTATACAAGATCTTATTCTTGTAAGGATAATTCTACCGAGCGTGTACAGAATTATCCCTACTCACTTGGAATTCCATATGGACATCTTGCAAAGTGTATAAAAGAGATTAAAGCAGGTCCAGATTGCGAGGATCACTCTCTAGTTTATTCTGGTAAAATAATGGGGCTATGTGGATATGGTAATATAAAAGATGAATGGCTTGAGCCTGTATCTAGATTTTATAAAAACTGTCAAAT